ATATATGGGATGGACCTCTTAATCAAGAAGGTAGACTACATGGTTCTGGATCTAGTTCAGGTATTATGGGTATGCAAGTATCTAAATTTCCTGAATCAGCAGTTAGCATGAACAAAAGACTGCCAATTACTCAGATAGCTAAAGGTAATTATTAACGTTTTTAAAATGAAAATGGCAGATTTGAAAATATTGATATTAAACACAACTACGTTAGCTATAAGCATGACTCACGTAGAAGTTGGATTAAAGGTTTTTTTGCTACTTATAAGTATTGGTTATACAATAACTAAGTGGGTAAAACTTAAAGAAAAGAAGTAATATATACTATATGGCATTCATACAAAGTAATTCACCGTTTTTAAAAGTTAGAAAAACAACCGTCGGTAAAGACAGAAACTTTAGAAGCGCTGACGAAGGAGCCGGTATGACATCAAAAGGAGTTAAGCGATATAAAGCTGAAAACCCAGGAAGTAAATTAAAAACAGCTGTAACCGGAGATGTAAAGCCTGGTAGTAAAGCAGCTAAACGCCGAAAATCATTTTGTGCCAGATCAAAAGGCTGGGATGGTGAAAGAGGTAAAGCCGCTAGAAAAAGGTGGAAATGTTAAGAATAAACACAATAATAATTACATAAACAACCAACATGGAAAGAGGACATTACGGCCAATACACTGGCAACGCTAAGCATTCAAGAAAAGAAGAAATGATTCACGATCGTGAACTAATTTATGATGCTAAAAAACAACTACACCGCGCGGATCAAGATTACAAAAGCGATTCACCTGCTAAAAAAGCTTTAGTAGGAAATCAAGATAAATTACCTGGACACTTAAAACAAGCTATATCTGATGCTCCTGGTAAAATGTATGGTAAGAAAAAAGGTGCCGCAGCTTACATGAGTGATGAATTAACTGACATGCCATTAGACAAAGATATGACAGGTGGAAGATCTGCCGCTATGATGTATGGAAAAAAAGAAGTGCCAGCTAAAAACATGGGTAAAGTTCTTAAAGGTAAACTAAGAAAGTAAGATATGGCATTCAAGCAAAGAAGTAGCATAAAAAGTTTATGTTCTGGCTCTCCAGCCAAAAATTTAAGTCCACTAAATAATTACGAAAATCCAGAAACTGTAATAGACAAAAGTGGAAGTAAAATAGCTGAAGGTATAGCTGCTGGAGCATCAGCAATGGTTAAAAACGCAGTACCTAAGAAAAAGAAAAAAGAAGACGAAGAGGACAAAGAAGAATCAGTCACTAAAGTCAAGTCAGAAAAAAAATAAATAACTAAAACAGATAGGACTGTGGTAAACCTAAAAACAATTACATAAACAATTACATTAAACAACAAACAAAATGGCAAATTACATTGCATTCAACATCGTAAACACCGCAGCGGTTCAGCCTTTGCAAGCGTCTTACGAGTATCTAATTGATACAGACGAAATTTTATCTATCGTAGCTACAGGAGCTGCTGGAGCAAATGCTAAAACAGTAATTATTACTTTAAAAACAGGTGGTAAAGCTTTAGGAGCTTTAAACATAGGTTTAGCTACAGTAACACTTACTGCTTTTACATCAACTGGTGGTACTGGAAATCCAACTCTTGCTAATAATGGTCAATCTTTATTGCCTTGTATTAGACGAGCTCAAACGGCTAACCCAGGAGGCGTAAAAGCTTATGCTCAACTAGGAAGCGACGACACTGGAGGAGCTAGAACACCTGGTCAAGCTCCATTAGCTACAAACTTACAAATGTACTGGAGTTCAGCTGTATTAGGATAGTATGAACAAATCAAAAGGTTTTGGCGACACCGTAGAGAAATTTACAGAAGCAACCGGAATTAAAACTTTAGTTGACACGGTATCACAGGGATTAAATATTCCCTGTGGTTGTCAACAAAGAAAAGAAGCATTGAATAAAATATTACCGTATAAACAATAACTATGGCATTTATAATGAAAGGCGCACCTTATGACAACGACAATACTCCTATATATAAAATAGATATGGAAGAAGGCGTTTTAGGTAAAGCTAATGACAATGGTACTATAGTTATAAATAAAGAGCTTACGGATCCCAACCAGATTAAAGAAGTTATAGATCATGAAAAAGTACACTTAGACCAAATGGACAGAGGTGACTTATCCTATGATAACAATACGGTTACTTGGAAAGGAAAAAAATACTCTAGAGCTTCAATGAAAGAAGGGGCAAAAAATTTGCCTTGGGAAAAAGAAGCTTACAAAAATGCATAACAAAAAAACAATATTATGAGTTGGATGAAAAAACATGCTAGGAATTTACTTAGCACAATGCCTATAGATAACAAAGCTAGCGCTTTACACGCGCATGGGAAAGTAGACCCTGCGACAGGTAAAAAAACACATCCTGGACCAGGAGATCAGTTAGATTCTAAGCTATTTACCAAAAAAACAAAGCAAAAAGGATCTGATACTTCTATACCTGAAGATGAAGCAGCTAGATTAAAAATAAAAGACGCAGCAAGAGCTGCAAAAAACAAAGCAAAAAGATTAGCTAAAACTCCTGCTGGTAGAGCAAAAGCAAGAGATAATGCTAATAAAGCTGAAAGATCTAAGATCAAGTTAAATAAAAAATAATGTGGAAAGTACTACTAAGTCTTTTAAAAGGAGGTGAAGGTAGGAAGTCTGTAGCTGGTGGTTTAGCTTGGGAAATAAGAGAAGCAATTAAAGGGAAAGAATTAGATCCTGAAAAATTAATAGAACTTCAAACCAAAATAAACCTAGCTGAAGCTTCACATCGAACTTTATTCGTTGCCGGATGGCGACCGTTTATAGGTTGGATATGCGGCTTTGCATTAGCTTACAACTTTGTTATTAGAGATTTATTTATATGGATAACTAATGCAACTGATGTTCCACCCCCACTACAAATGGAACACTTAATGACGGTATTACTCGGTATGCTTGGATTAGGTGGACTTAGAACTTATGAAAAAATAAAAGATAAAGTAAAATAAAAAAAGATATGTTTCCAAAAAATATTACAACAAACGCAACACACGCTGTAGACGTGTTATTAGTAGGAACTTTACGCTCACAAGGAGCTTTAATAGCTTCAGAGGCTAATAATTTTGCTAATTTACCAGCCAGTACAGAGGTTATAGTCACAGCATCTGGAGGAACTTTTTTAGGTTCTGCTTTTGCAACTACAAGAGGTCCTGGTACAGGCGAACAAAACAATGCTACAGGAGCTCAATACGCTATAAGAACAGATAATACTGGTGCTGTTGACAGGATACAAGTGATACAATCACGACCAAATGGATCAATTCAAGGCGCTGCAGTAGCGGCTGCTCCATTTAATCCAGGATCTGGTCCTAACATGGCCGCAGTAGGTCAAACTATATTATTTGATGCAGCTACAATGACAGCTGCTTTTGGAATTCAAGCTCCAGCTATAACAGGATTATCTACAGTTACATTAAGAGCTGTAGACCTTCAAGCTCCATTTAGTGGAGCCGCTGCGGGAACAGATGGTATATATGAAGCGGAAGGTGGTTCTTGCTCTGTATATATTCAAGATAAACAGGTAAAAGTAGAATTAGTAAGTGCTCCACCAAATCAAACGATAACAATTACACCGGCTCCTGGAACTGTATTACCATTTTCAGTTAGAAAAATATATACAACTGACGCTGCTACAACGGCTACACAAATAATAGCATTATATTAAACTAAATTAAATTAAATCAAATGAAAAAAGTAGAAGAAACAAAAGTAATTAAAGCAGATCAATTAGAAATTATTAAAGAACACCAAGTGAAGTTAAACAAAGCTTTAACTAATATTGGTTTTCTAGAAACTCAAAAACACAGCCTATTGCATGATTATGCTGGTATTGTTGATGATGTTGAAAAATACAAGGTTGAACTTGAAGAAGAGTATGGAGCTATCAATATTAATATTGAAGATGGATCTTATACTATTATTGAGAAAGAAGAAGAAAAGTAATAATGGCTTCTATAATAAGAAAAATTAGTATAGGAGCTGACTATAAGAATGACGCCATGCATTATGCTACAGGACAGCAAGTGTATGGTGGTCATACTATTTCAGACATACTATTTGATGAAGCAGAATCTTCTTATAATATATTTATAAAAAAAGAAGATGAAGTTTTGCCTTGGAAGAAATTTAACTCCAACATGGCTATATCTGTTGAATATGATTTAGGATACGAATGAAAAGCATTTATCAATACATTATCAAGCCTTTAGGAGGTAGATATAGTAATGAGATTGATATAGATGGTAAGAAACTAATAGTTAACTCTAGCATTTCAGATCATAAATTCGTAAACAGATTAGCTGTAGTCGTATCAACTCCATTAGCCTATAAGAGTGAATTAGAACCTGGAGATATAGTTATAGTCCACCATAACATATTTAGAAGGTATTACAATATGAAAGGTAAATCTGTAAACAGCAGTACTTACTTTAAAGAAGACTTATATTTCGCTGGTCCAGATCAAGTTTATATGTACAAAAGAAACAAAACCTGGAAACCAAACGGTAACTATTGTTTTATAAAACCTATATTAAAAGAGGATGACTCTAGCTTAGAGAAACTAAAAAAGAATGTTGGGATAATAAAGTATAGCAATAGCTCATTAGAAGCTCTTGATATGCACCCAGAAGACTTTGTAGGTTTCAAGAAGAACAGAGAGTTTGAATTCTTAGTAGATAAAGAGTTATTATACTGCATGCAATCAAATGATATTCTAATTAAATATGAACATAAAGGAAACCAAAAAGAATATAATCCTAGCTGGGCAAGTAGCAGTTGAAGAACTAATTAAGGTAGCAAAAGAAAAGATCGTAGACTCAGAAGATGATATCTCGGCTGACAGACTTAAAAACGCTGCCGCTACAAAAAAATTAGCAATCTTTGATGCTTTTGAAATTCTATCAAGAATAGAAGCAGAAGAAAATATTTTAAATGACAAACCTGCCGAGACTAAAGTAGAGGCTTTTAAAGGGTTTGCTGAAGGTAGATCCAAATGATATATATACAAAGTTTATTTAAAATTGTTAAAGATCATATAAAACCTCAAGTTATAAAGAAAAACAATCGTTATAACAAATGGGATTACGGATACAATAAAGAGCATGACGTTATTGTTATCAGTAAAACTGGTAAAATAGGTGAAATATATGAAATACAAAACTTAAAAATAGCTTTACCTTTAGCTGATAAAGTATATAAAAGATCAGATAAAATAGAAGAGCAGTTCTGGCAAGTAATTAAATTGCCTGAAGAATTAAGTAAAATACAAACGGTCTTTGATTGGAATCAATATCCACAAAGCTTTAAAGATAAATGGTATGAATACATCAACCAAGAGTTTATTAAACGTGAAGAAGGTTATTGGTACTATAACAAAGGTATTCCTACTTATATTACTGGTACTCAGTACATGTACTTGCAGTGGACTAAAATTGATGTGGGGTCAGCAGACTTTAGGGAGTCAAACAGATTATTCTATATATTCTGGGAGGCTTGCAAGGCAGACAACCGTAGTTACGGAATGTGCTATCTTAAGAACAGGCGTTCTGGATTCTCATTCATGGCATCCGCAGACACTGTTAACCTCGCTACAATATCAAGAGATGCTAGGTTTGGGATACTCTCTAAATCGGGAGCTGATGCTAAGAAGATGTTTACGGACAAGGTTGTACCCATATCACTTAACTACCCGTTCTTTTTCAAGCCCGTACAAGATGGTATGGAAAGACCAAAGACGGAGTTATCCTACAAAGTACCGTCTAAGCGGCTCACGAGAAACTCGATTAAAGAGGCCAGCGAGGAGATACAAGACGGTCTCGACACCACGATCGACTGGAAGAATACCGGTGACAACTCGTACGACGGAGAGAAACTCAAGCTCCTCGTCCACGATGAATCGGGTAAATGGGAGAGACCGGACAACATCCTCAACAACTGGAGGGTCACGAAAACAACTTTAAGATTAGGTAGAAAAATAGTAGGAAAATGTATGATGGGTTCTACCTCAAACGCATTAGATAAAGGTGGAGCAAATTTTAAGAAACTATACGAAGCTTCGGACGTCACCGAAAGAAACCGCAATGGACAGACTAGTTCAGGACTATATAGTTTGTTCATACCTATGGAATGGAACTACGAAGGATACATTGATACTCATGGATTTCCTGTATTCGACACTCCGAAAAAACCAATTAAAGGTATTGATGGAGAAGACATAGATATAGGTGTTATATCGCATTGGGAGAATGAAGTTGATGGTTTGAAAACAGATCAAGACGGTTTAAATGAATACTATAGACAATTTCCAAGAACAACTAAGCATGCTTTTAGAGATGAAGCTAAGCAAGCTTTGTTTAATTTAACTAAAATATACGAGCAAATAGACTATAATGAAGATCTTCGTAACACTAATGTTGTTACGCAGGGTAATTTTCAATGGGAAGGTGGGATTAAAGATACTAGGGTGATGTTTTTACCAAGTAAAAATGGTAGATTTTTCGTTAGTTGGGTTCCTCCAAGTAATCTGCAAAATAAGTATATATTAAAAAACAATACAAAATATCCAGGTAATGATCATTGCGGTGCATTTGGCTGTGATAGTTACGATATATCAGGAACGGTAGACGGTAGAGGATCCAACGGTGCTTTGCATGGTTTAACTAAGTTTTCAATGGAAGACGTTCCTCCTAATTTATTCTTTTTAGAATACATAGCTAGACCACAGACTGCTGAGATATTCTTTGAAGACGTGTTAATGGCGTTAGTTTTTTACGGTATGCCGATATTAGCAGAGAACAATAAGCCTAGACTATTGTATTATATAAAAAGAAGAGGTTACAGAGGATATTCTATGAATAGACCAGACAAGGTTATGTATAAATTATCTGTTACCGAAAAAGAGATAGGTGGAATACCTAATTCAAGCGAAGATATAAAGCAAGCTCATGCAGCCGCTATAGAAGATTATATAGAAAACCATATAGGTTTACAAGACGAAGGTTATGGTAATATGTATTTTCAACGGACGCTTGAAGACTGGGAAAAATTCAATATAAACAATAGAACAAAGCATGATGCTTCTATAAGTTCTGGCTTAGCTATAATGGCTTGCAACAAAAACAGATATACACCTGTAGCTAAAAGAACTGCGTCTAAGGTTTCATTAGGCTTTAAAAAATACAACAATATGGGTGCGAATTCAAAAATAATATAATAAATGGTTTACACTAGTAATAATAGCATCTTTCCAGATCAGGTTGTACCTGAAGAAGAGAAAAAATCATTTGAATATGGTTTAAAGGTGGGTAATGCTATAGAACAAGAATGGTTTAGAAACAGTAGTGGAACTAACAGGTTTTCTTGGAATTTTCAAAATTTCAATAAACTTAGATTGTATGCTAGAGGTGAACAACCTATACAGAAATATAAAGATGAGTTGTCTACTAATGGTGACTTGTCTTATCTTAATTTAGACTGGAAACCAATACCTGTTTTATCTAAGTTTGTTGACATAGTAGTCAATGGTATGACTGAAAAAGGTTATGAGATAAAATCTTTTGCATCTGATCCCTTTGCTACTCAACAAAGAACTGATTTTGCTTTTAATGCATTGAGAGATATGCAGCAGAAAGATCAAATAGAAGAACTAGCTAAGTTAACTGGTAAAAATTTTTATGCATCAGCAGATCCAGAAAGTTTACCTAATGATCCTGAGGAATTAGATTTATACATGCAACTTAATTACAAGCAGAGTGTAGAGATCGCTGAAGAAGAGCTAATAAATAACGTATTAGATTACAACAAATACTCTGAAACTAAAAAAAGATTAGCTTATGATTTAACGGTTTTAGGTATTGGAGCTGTTAAAACTAGTTTTAATCTTTCAGAAGGAATAACAATAGATTATGTTGATCCAGCTAATATAATTTATTCAGCTACTGATGATCCTAATTTTGAAGACATATATTATGTTGGTGAAATTAAAAGTTTATCATTATCAGAAATAAAAAGATTATATCCTGCTCTAACTAATAGCGAGCTAGAAGTAATACAAAAATACCCAGGTAGACAGAATTACGCCAGAAGCGATTGGCAAGTTCAAAGTGATCCAGAATTACATCAAGTTTTGTTTTTTGAATATAAAACCTATCAAGATCAAGTTTTTAAAATTAAAAAAACAGAACAAGGTTTAGAAAAAACATTAGAAAAAGAAGATACGTTTAATCCACCACCTAGTGATAACTTTGAAAGAGCATCTAGATCTATTGAGGTTTTATATACTGGAGCTAAAATACTAGGCATGGGTGATACTATGCTAGAATGGAAGTTAGCTGAAAACATGACAAGACCTTTAGCCGACACAACTAAGGTAAACATGAATTATGTTATTTCAGCACCTAGAATGTATCAAGGTCGTATAGAATCTTTAGTTAGTAGAACTATAAGTTTTGCTGATATGATACAGATAACGCACTTAAAGCTACAGCAAGTTTTACAGAGATTAGTTCCTGATGGAGTTTATTTAGATGTAGATGGTTTAGCTGAAGTAGATTTAGGTAATGGAACTAATTACAATCCAGCAGAAGCACTAAACATGTACTTTCAGACCGGTACTATAGTAGGTAGATCACTTACTCAAGATGGTGAAATGAATAGAGGTAAAGTGCCTATTCAAGAACTTCAAAGTTCTTCTGGTATTTCTAAAATACAAGCTATGATACAAACGTATCAGTATTATTTACAGATGATACGTGATGTAACTGGTCTTAACGAAGCTAGAGATGGAAGTACTCCAGATAAAAACGCTTTAGTAGGTTTACAGAAATTAGCCGCTGCTAATTCAAACACGGCAACTAGACATATACTGCAGTCTTTAATGTACTTAAGTATTAGAACTTGTGAAAACATAAGTCTTAGAGCTGGCGATATGCTGCAATTTCCTTTGACTAAACAAGCTTTAATGAGTAGTATAAATAGTTTTAATACAGCTACTCTAACTGAGATAGATGATCTTCACATGCACGATTTTGGAATATTCTTAGAATTAGAACCAGAAGAAGAAGAAAAAGCTAATTTAGAAAAAAGCATTCAAATAGCTTTACAAACTCAAAGTATAAGCTTAGCTGACGCAATAGACATTAGACAGATACAAAACATTAAACTTGCGAATGAGCTTTTAAAGTCTAGACAAAAGAAAAAAGCAGAACAAGAGCAAGCTGTTCAAATGCAGAACATTCAAGCACAGGCTCAAGCTAATGCTGAATCAGCAGAGAGAGCAGCAGTTGCAGAAGTGCAAAAGCAACAGGCTTTAGCGGAAACTGACATTCAAATAGAACAAGCTAAATCTCAGTTTGAAATACAAAGAATGGAACAAGAGGCTCAAATAAAAAAGCAGTTAATGGCTGAAGAGTTTAATTATCAAGTTCAGTTAGCGCAAATAAACATGAAAGCCCAACAAAGTAAAGAGGCTTTAATAGAGGATCGCAAAGACACTAGAATAAAAATGCAAGGTACCCAACAAAGTGAATTGATAGATCAAAGACAAAATGACTTACTACCTAAGAATTTTGAATCAGCAGGTAATGACAATTTAGATGGATTTGGTTTAGAGCAGTTCGGCCCTAGCTAGGGAATTATTAATTTTATATTATTTTATCATGGAAGGAAAAGTAACAGAAGCTCCAAAAGTAGATGAGAGCAAAGAAGTAAAACAAGAAGGAGATTTTAAGATTAAAAAACTTACACCATCTTACAAAGATTTAGGTTCGCCAAAGCAAAGTATCGCTAAGGTTGATTTTAATAAAAAACCAGAAGAAAATGCCATTCAAGTCGGAGAAACAAAAGAACTGGTTGAAGATAAACAAACCGGAGATATACCTAAAGTGGAAGAACAAGTACGGGAGTCCAACGAGGTTATTAAAGTTCAAATCCCATCTGAAGAAGTAAAAGAAAATGAATCTCCTTTACAACTAATAGAAGATGAAAAAGATAATAGTGACGAACCAAGAATGGTTGGAGGCACTGAAAATACCGTTACCACACAGGAACAAAAAGAAGTATTACCGCAAACACAAGCACAAGAAATTCCAGAAAATCTAGAAAAGCTCGTATCTTTTATGAAAGAAACAGGTGGAACTATAGATGACTATGCAAGATTAAATGCTGATTATAGTGATATAGATGGAACTACATTACTTAGAGAATATTATAAAAAAGCTAAACCACATTTAGACAGCGAAGAGATTTCATTTGTAATTGAAGACTCTTTTGATTTTGATGAAGATTTAGACGAAGCGCGAGACATCCGTAAAAAGAAACTCGCCTATAAAGAAGAAGTTGCAAAAGCCAAAAGCTATTTGAATACGCTTAAAGACGAATACTATGCAGATATCAAGTTGAGACCTGGAGTTAGTCAAGAGCAACAACAAGCAGTTGATTTTTTCAACCGATACAACGAAGAGCAAAAGCAAACTAAAGTAGCTCAAGAAAGTTTTGTAAACCAAACTAATGACCTTCTCAACGAAAATTTCAAAGGTTTTGATTTTAAAGTCGGAGAGAACAAGTTCAGGTATGGAATAAAAGACCCTTCAAGAGTAGCTGATGACCAAAAAGACATTTCTAAATTCATTAAGACGTTCTTAAATGATAAAGGAGAAATTGTAGATGCAAAAGGTTATCACAAAGCTTTATATGCAGCTAGAAACGCTGACACTATAGCACAGCACTTTTATGAACAAGGTAAAACTGATGCGATTAAAGGCCAAATTGCTAAATCTAAAAACATAACTACAGAACCTCGCGCTACGCAAAGTGGTGATGTGTTTGTTGGAGGATTTAAAGTGAAAGCTATTTCAGGCGTTGACTCTTCAAAATTAAAAATACAAAAACGAAAACTTAATTAAAAAAAGATTATGGGTAATTTACAACCACAATTTGGCTCGTTAGTGCCGTCGCAAGCTCAGCAGCTGCTACAAACTAATTATTTACAATTTAACAATGCTGCAGGGGCAAACTTTTCTAGCTTTGCTCAGCAATACCTACCTGAAGTTTACGAACAAGAGGTAGAGCGTTACGGTAACAGAACTCTTTCAGGATTTCTACGTATGGTTGGAGCAGAGCTTCCAATGACTTCAGATCAAGTAATTTGGTCAGAACAAAATAGATTACATATTGCTTACTCTAATGTGGTAACAGCAGCTAATGCAGCTGGAGGCCAAATTCAAATCGTTCAAACTGCTGCTGGAGTTGTTCCTGCTATTATAAATGTAATATCTCCTGGTCAAACAGTAGTTATCATGGATGCAGTTGGAAACGAAGCAAAATGTGTTGTTACAGCTAGTAATACAACACCTGGAGCTGCAGGTGGTCTTGTTGTTGTTGCACCTTATCAATTTGCTACTCTAGCTGCCGCTGGAATTGCAGTGGGATCTGTTGTAAAAATGTTTGTTTATGGTTCAGAATTCTTAAAAGGATCTAGCACTGTAGGTGCTGCCGCTGGAGCAAACGCATTAAACAATGCTATTCAACCTCAAGTTAGTATTACTCCTTCGTTCACTCAATTTTCTAACAATCCTATTATTATCAGAAACGAATACGTTGTAAACGGATCGGATATGGCTCAAATCGGTTGGGTAGAAGTTGCTGCTGAAGACGGAACATCTGGATATTTATGGTACTTAAAAGCTGAATCTGAAACTCGCTTGCGTTTTGAAGATTATCTTGAAATGTCCATAATTGAAGGTGAACTTGCCGCTGCTGCTAGTGGTGCGCTTGCTGTCGGAATGAATGGTACTCAAGGTTTATTTGCTGCTATTCAACAAAGAGGTAATGTAGAGGTTGGATTCTCAGGAGCTGGTGGTTTAGATGATTTCGATGAAATCCTTAAAAACTTAGATACTCAAGGAGCTATTGAAGAAAACATGTTATTCTTACAACGTCAAACGTCTTTAGATTTTGATAATATGTTAGGAGCAATTTCTTCTGGATTCCAAGGTGGTACAGCTTATGGATTATTTGAAAACTCTGAAGAAATGGCATTAAATCTTGGATTTAGTGGTTTCCGCAGAGGATCTTATGACTTCTATAAAACTGACTGGAAATACTTGAACGACGCTACAACTCGTGGTGCTCAAGTAGGTACTAGCTCAATCGAAGGTGTTCTTGTTCCTGCTGGAACTTCAACAGTTTACGATCAAATTCTAGGAACAAATATCCGTAGACCATTCTTACACGTGCGATACAGAGCTTCAGAAACTGAAGATCGTCGTATGAAGTCTTGGTTAACTGGATCAGCTGGAGGCGCATTTACATCTCAATTAGATGCAATGCAAGTTAACTTCTTGTCTGAAAGATGTTTAGTAGTACAAGCTGCTAATAACTTTGTTTTATTTCAAGGACTATAATAACTAGTGTAGATTTACCCTCGTTAAATCAACGGGGGTAACTTCTACTCTTATTCTTTAATTTTTAATTATATTTTATCATGGCTAAAAAAGCTACAAACTCTTCCTCGTGGGAGATCAAAGACAGAAATTACTATTTAACAGGACATAATAATAGTCCTTTAACTTACAAAATACCATCAAGGCATACGACTAGACACACGTTGTTATGGTTTGATTCGGAAAAAAACGAGCAGAGAGAATTGCGTTATGCAACAAATCAAAACTCACCATTTAAAGATGAGCAAGCTGGTGAAGCTACATTAGGCCATATCATATTTAGAGATGGAACTATGGAAGTTAAAAAAGAAAACCAAGCTTTACAAAAAATACTATCACTATATCATCCTTTGAAAGATGTCAAGTTTAGAGAACATGATCCTATTGAGGTTGCTGAAGATGAATTAGGTGATTTAGAATTATCAATCGACGCGTTAAATGCTGCTAGAAGTATGGACATAGATCAAGCGGAAGCTATATTGAGAGTTGAAGTAGGATCTAGAGTTACTAGCATGAGTTCTAAGGAGATAAAAAGAGATATCTTATTATTTGCTCAGCGAAACCCTTCAATGTTCTTAGAACTAGCTAATGATGATAATGTTCAATTAAGAAACTTTGCTATCAGAGCTACAGAGGCTAACATACTTAAGCTTGCAGATGATCAAAGAACATTTAATTGGGCCTCTAATGGAAGAAAGCTAATGACAGTACCTTTTGATGAGAATCCATACTCAGCTATGGCAGCGTTCTTTAAAACAGATGAAGGTTTAGAAATATTTAAATCTATAGAGAAAAAGTTCGCATAACATGTAATATTAATAAGGGAGGTGTAATGCCTCCTTTATTATAATAAAAATAAACAATGGCTATAAACGTAAACACAGTATATCAAACTGTATTAATGATACTTAATAAAGAACAGCGGGGTTATATGACACCTACTGAATTTAATAAAGTAGCAACACAAGTGCAGTTAGAAATATTTGAAAAATATTTTGATGATCTAAATCAGCAATTACGTGTTCCTCAAGCGGATACAGATTACGCTGATAGACAAGAAAATATTGACGAAAAAATAGCTATATTCAAAACAGTTGGTGATGCAGTATATACAACACCAACCCCTACGCTTTCATATTTTACTTTGCCCTCGGTTGATATATATGGAACAGAAATAAGCTTTAGCGCTAGTTCCACTCCTACTGGATCTTCTTTTTATAGACTAGGTAATGTTATTCATAACAAAGAGAAACAAGTGCAAAGACTTGATAGACATGATTTTTATTATGTAAATTCATCTAAACTAACAAGACCAACAACTTTAAACCCTGTTTATTTGTATGAAAATCAAAAAATATTTATAAAACCAGATTCTATAAAAACTAGTGTAGAAATTGATTTCGTAAGAACGCCTACAAATCCTAGATGGGGATTTTCTCCTGGAACTTTAGGTCAATACGTATATAATAGTAGTGCTTATGTTCCACAAGAAGGTGCTAATCAGAACTTAACAGGATCAACTCAATTCGAACTTCATCCATCAGAGCAAACAGATGTTATATTAAATATACTTATGTATGCTGGTATCATAATAAGAGATCCTGAAATTATACAGGCTGCAGCTAGCAAAGTGCAAGCTGATGAAATGAATAAAAAAAGCTAATATAATATGGCAACACCAAATAACGGTATAATAACCGAAACAAATGCTCAATATTACGCTGGCTCTCAAACGTTTCAGCAGAACGGATCTACTACTATTACCGCAACTTTTAATACTGATTTAATATTTGGAGGTTTTGATCCAACCACTGCTGAATACAATAACAATAACTTTAGATTATACGTAAGCGCTACTGGAGTGCCAAGTACTTTTGTTGAATATGTAACAAGTTACACGGTTTTGAATAACGTTATAACTTTAGGTGTAGCACCTCCAGTTAACGAATGGTTTGTTATTCAATTGCTTAGTAAGTTTGGCGGTGAATATGGAGATAGAGACGCTTACGGTGATACTGTTGAAGATAATTACGGTGGATACGCATATACTTCGCTAGAAGACGTAATAACTAATTTTATGATAGGTTATGTTGGTGCTGGAAAATTAATTCCAAGTGCTAAAACAACTGATGTAATGTTTTTTGCTAAAAGAGGATTACAAGAATTTAGTTATGATACTTTAAAAAGTATAAATTCTCAAGAGTTAACTGTGCCCGCTAATTTAAGCATTGTTTTACCGCAAGATTATGTTAATTATGTTAACGTGTCTTGGATAGATCAATCAGGTGTTAAGCATATTATATACCCTACGACTCTTACTACAAATCCTTATAATATTCCTGGTCAAGATAACCAAGGCATACCTATACAAGATGATCAAGGTGAAAACATTGATACAACTTCTATAACAGAAGAAAGATGGGCGGCTAATAATCTTGAACAAGTTAATGCTGCACAGAGTAATTTAGCAGGCTTATTAGCTTCCGAAGGCTTAGGTTTTGCTGGCATGTATGGAGATAATTATATTGGTCAGCGATTTGGATTACAACCAGAGACAGCTCAAATTAATGGATGGTTTACTATAAATGAAAGAGAAGGCAAGATGTCCTTTTCAAGTGATCTAGCTAATAAAATAATAGTATTAGAGTATATATCTGACGGCCTTAGCTATGATGCAGATATGAAAATACCTAAAATGGCAGAAGAGGCTTTATACGCTCATATTTCACACGCTATTATAGCTAGTAGAATAAATCAGCCAGAGTATGTAGTTCAAAGATTAAGACGCGAAAGAAGCGCTAAGCTTAGAAATGCTAAAATACGTTTATCAAATATAAAATTAAATGAGTTTGTTCAGATTGCTAGAGGTAAATCTAAATGGATTAAATACTAAATTGAATGGCTGAAGTTAAAAACGCTTTTATTAAGTCTAAGATGAATCAAGATCTAGACGATAGACTTATACCTCCAGGCGAATATAGAGAAGGTATAAACATACAGGTAAGCAAATCAGAGGGACAAGATGTAGGAGCTTTAGAAAATGTAATTGGCAACAGTCCAGCTGTAAATACGGTTGGAGCTAATATAGATTTTAATGCATTAGCTGGTGTTCCCGCGGGCTCTGCTCAACTTAAATCTATAGGCGTGTATGGAGACGTAAATACTGGTTCTATATTTGTTTTTTTAACAAATTGGGTAGATACTGTTTCCGCTAATGAAACTCCTATAGTGTGGAGCGCAGACGCTTTAAACTATATATACGAATACAATACTCTAACTAAAAACGTAAGTAAATTAGCTGAAGGGGCTTGGTTAAATTTTGCTCAAAATAATCCTATATACGGCATAAACCTTATAGATACTTTATTGTTTTGGACGGATAATAGAAACCAACCTAGAAAACTAAATGTAAGTAGAGCTGATAATGGAACTTTTTATATAAATGAAGAAACAGTTTCTGTAGCTAAATACAATCCTTATAGAGCTATAGATTTATATTATGACGCACCTGCGCCTGTGAACTCCTATGTAACTTCTATGCAAGATGTTACTTCTGAATTTTTACCAGATCCAACGAAAAATAATCCTTTTTATGATGCCACGTGGCCTGGAGATCCTGATTACTTAGAAGACAAATTTGTTTCTTTTAGCTATAGGTTTAAATTTATAGATGGAGAATACTCTATAATGGCTCCGTTTACTCAAGCAGCCTTTATACCAAAACAAGATGGTTATTTTTTAGCTGGAGACGAAGACTCAACCTATAGAAGCACTATAGTTGAGTTTATGGAAAACAAAGTGAATAACGTAGGATTATATGTTCCACTTCCTTCCAAAGCTAATCAATTAAAAAGTAATTTTCATGTAACAGACATCGAGCTCTTATATAAAGAATCCGATGGTTTATCTGTTAAGGTTTTAGAAGCAGTATCTAGTGTAGATTTTAGTCTAAACGAAGATGGAACTGAAAATAATTCATTAAACAGTTATGGTCAAGGCTTTTATAAATATAATTATCAATCTCGTAAACCATACAAGACTTTACCTGAATCTGAAATAATAAGAGTTTTTGATAGAGTTCCAGTTAAGGCTTTAGGTCAAGAAATCATAAGCAATAGAGTTGTTTATAGTAATTTTCAAGACAAACACACTCCTCCTGATAGCATAGACTACGATGTAGCCGTAACAGCAAAAGGAACTTTCACACAAGGTAATGCAAATCAATCTTTAAACAACACTAGTATAGTAGAGTATCCTATGCACACCGTTAAACAGAATAGAAACTATCAAGTAGGTATTGTTTTATCTGACAGGTTCGGAAGACAATCTACTGTGATATTATCTCCTGTTAAAACTACTCAAATAACAGATACTCAAGGTATAACCTATGGAGGATCTACTTATTATCATCCTTACAAACCAACTCCAGTTCTACCCGTAGGTGCACCTGTTAATGATATATTTAGTTGGCCTGGTGATTCACTGAAATTACTTGTAAATGGACAAATACCCGTTAACGCTGATCCAACGACAAGTTATCCTGGAGTTTACAACGGAGATGCCACTAGTGCTTCTTATAACCCTTTAGGATGGTATTCTTATAAAATTGTTGTTAAACAGTCTGAGCAGGAATATTATAATGTTTATTTACCTGGTATAATGGGCTTTTATCCAAATATTCCAACAACTCCACCTGATCCAAACGGCACAATAGCTTTTATAACTTTACTTAATGATAATATAAATAAAGTACCTAGAGATCTAACAGAGGTAGGACCAAATCAAAAGCAGTACAGAAGTAGTGTAGAGCTTTACGGTAGAGTAACGCCAGACATTACAACTGCAAATCCTAATCAATACAGCGGTAATCAACCATATTATCCCACAACAGCAACAGTTTCAGGAGCCGTTATAACTTCTATATCTCCTCCTACTAGTAATGTTGTTTCAACTATTTCTCTTCAAAATGATTTTGTTCCACAAGGCACAACAATAGTAGAGTATGGTTCTATATATCAAACTCTTTCTAATCCCTCTATGGCTAGACTTACTCAGTCTGGAAATTTAATAGGTTCTTTACAACCAGCAGCGGTAACCACATTAGTTACTACTACTTTAGGCGTATACGAAACCGTTCCAGTAGAATCTTTATTAGATATATTTTGGGAAACCTCTACATCTGGTTTAGTTTCAGACTTTAATAGCGCTGTGGACTCAGGACCTCAAGTAGAAGGCTTTAGTAGCTTTAATTTTGTACAGACAGAAGCAACTACAGCTGGGATTGCAGCTACTAGCACACCAGATTTTTTCCCTTTACTACCAGCTGGACTTGGTTCTGTTGCTATGGAAAGTAGCAGTGTTACTATAGTTAGCGTGAAAGACTTAAGTGGTAATGATAAAACTGGCGATTGGACTTTAGTGGCCGGAGAACCTGACGGAAACATAAATACATGGCGATTAAACGTCGTAAACTCTCAGTATTATACTATAGCTGAAGCAACTAGAAGATTTGTATTCACTTTTAGCGTGCTCAATACTAGCTCTGCAGCTGTAGCCGCTGGTGCTGTTCCAGCAGATCTAACTGTAACTGTAGGTTTGCAAAATATGCCACCAGTAATACAAAACACACCTTTAGCGCCAATAACATTATCTCCAACGTACGGTGGTGGCGTTATAACAACATACTCTGGAGTTAATGGCTCTGTCGGTCCACCAAACCCATACACTATCACTACTGATTTAGAATGGAGTATAACAGATCAAGTACCTGCACCCGTAGCTGGTTTAATTCCGGCCTTAGTAATAAATTCAACTAATGGAGAACTTTCAGAACCAGAAGCTAGTGCTGAAGGAAATTATTCTTTTAACGTTAATCTAACAGATTCAGGAGGAGCAACCGTAACAGCTCCGGCTATCGTTGTGTTTGGTAAAGAGCAAATAAATCTAGGATGGGGTAAACGAGATGGTGTTACTATAAACGAAGGAATGGAATCATCAGGAATGTACTGGTCTAATGATTACAACAATGCTTCATTGATAAATGTAATTGAAGGTAATTTACCTGAAGGCATGAGAAACGTACTAAGCGGAAGAGCAGCAATTACTGGGCTTTCATTAAGCGACACTGGTTTATCTACCGCTAATTTAGTTAATACTGTAAGAGATCAAGAAGTTGAAGCACTTACTAATTGCCCATACCCTAACAACGAAGGATACGTTGATTTTGTAAACACAAATCGTAGACCATCAGCTCAATTAAATGATAACAATGGACAACATGCTTTAAGCGAAGGAACTGCTTACATAAAAATAGACTATACATATAAATCTTTTCCATTGCAAAATGACGGGTCATCTAGCAGATTCGGCAACATTGGACCTCAAGTTTCAGGTGGAGTTGCTTGGCCTAGTTTTCTTCAATATAGAGCTAGTAGTAGTGATAATTGGGTTCGAGCAATAGACATTGAAGGTCAAGATATAACTTTAGGTGGTGTTCAAAGAAATTCATATGAATTAAGTCCTACAACTGGATCTACTGCTGTTGAAACTGGAGTAATATGCGATGCTTCTAAGGTTGAAGGTAATTTAATTGCTAACACGCCGGGTGAATTCCCTGGAGTTAATATAGTTGATTTTAATGAAGTTACAACAACTTTTAGAGAATTTGGTAATTTTGACAAACCTCTTCTTGAAAGCGTGTCTTCTAAAGTTTTTGCTATAGGTAAAGATCAAAACGGATACGGAACAGCAACTAAACATGGTGAATATAGATTAATAATTAGATACCCAGCGAATGGGTACGAAACAACTAGTCGCGAGGGAACTGGCGCGGATAACGTGGTACCTAGTCCATCTGTTTGTGTTTATAATACTCAAGTAAAAGTTAGACCTAATTTAATAAATCAAAAAATAAAAGTAAATATTGATTTTGGAGATTTTTATTATCCAAACAATACTACGGATACAGTATTTACATACCTTATTTCCAATGATAGTAGAACTTCATCGGCTGAGGCATCTGGTGACAATCCAACTCAACAGGTGTTTGCTAGGGAATGGTCACTTAAATATGTAAGCTTTTTTTACACAACTCCTCAAATGACAACCATTAAAACTTTGACTAACGGTTTTTATTCTTACAGTAGTTATAACGATGACGATATAAACACAACAAAAGGTAATCAAAATTCTTTTATACAAGCAACTACTAACAGATTACAAAATGGTACATATCCTTTAACGGGTGGTTTTGATCCTCATTTAAGAAGATGGACAGCTGAGTTTTCTAGTAATAAAAAAGTAGCTGGTACGTCTTTACCTAATACAGTAGAATTACCATTCTACTAATAGTAATTTAATTAGTTAATAAGTGATAATATAATATGGGAGCGATAGAAGTAAAATATTTTAATAGCTTTATACTTAGGAAAGTATTAAATGGCGCAGCTGATGCACCTATTTGGAATGGATCTAGAGGAGATAATACTTATGGTAATGTTACTTACGTAGATCCAGCAGCTGTTGCTAATTCTAAAAACTGGGCGATTGAAGAGTCCAGAATAAGAGGAGGTTATAATAATGTTTCAGATGCTTATGGCGTGAAAGCTTATCTAATAGAATCTGAACCTAATGCTCAGATTAGAAGTAGTTCATTGATATATTCAGGTATATTCAATTCTAGAACAGGTATAAACGATACAAATGTTTTTTCTGTTGGAACCGATATAACAAGAAGTTTAAATCCAGCCAATGGATCTATACAAAGAATATACGCTGAAAATACAAATTTAACTATTTTCCAAGAATCTAAAGTAAGCAGTGCACTTATAGATAAAAACGCTATATTTTCTGCAGAAGGTGGTGGTACAGTGACCTCTTCAAACGTAGTGATTGGAGCTATTAAACCTTATGAAGGTAGATATGGTATAAGTAAAAACCCTGAAAGTTTTGCTTTTTATGGTAATAGAAAATA